TGCACCATCTGATAATGTTGTTAATGTAAATGCATCTGCTTTAGTTATTGCATCTGCTCCTCCTGCCATATTAAATGGAGTTCCGCCTATACCACCAACACCGGCTGCTACTGTTGCTGATATATAACTTGGAGTGGTTGCAGTTGCATCACCAGCTGATCCTGTTGTTACAGTATAATTTGCATATGATCCTGCAGATGAACCAGATAATTCTAATATATTGGTTGCTGCTCCATTAGCTGCTGTAACATTAAGACCTGTTAAAGCATTATTATTATTGATTGCATTTTTTAAATTGGTTACAGCTAAAACTTCATTTGCTGCATCATTTGCTCCTCCTTGACCAAATTCAACAAATATTTGCTGAGCAGTATCTTGTAAACCTGCTGATTCTGATACGAATGTGAAATGTACACTTCCAATTATAAACTCATCTGGACCTCCTGCTGATAATGAACCAGTTGGATTAAAGTTCATTGTATATGAACCTGTTCCAAATTGGGTTCCTGCTGTTACGCTTGATGATACAACTGAATGTGCTGGTGAACAATCATTTGGTAAAATTCTTACAACAGTTAATGTATCTGCATACTTCAAATATTCTTGTGCTGCATAATCTGTAAAGAATTTATATTCTTGTTCTTGTGCTCCAGAACCAGATTTTATCTTGCCACCAAATATTTGTAAATATTCTTGATAACTTGATACTATTGTTGGAATCCCAGCACGTCCTTTCAATGTTGGACCAACTACTGCTGCTCCTATTGCTTGAACACCTGCGGGTAAAAACGATTGATCTATCTCATTGGTAAATACACCAGGTGATACTATTTTTTCAGCCATGTTAATGCTCCTCTTTTATTTTCTTATAAATATAAGTTCATACAGCCAAACTATCATTTTGCAGGCGTAAATTCACCGCTTTCTAAATTGACAGTCCCTGTACCATATTTTTTATTTAATTCTTCAACTAATTCTTTTTCTTGACCTTGAAATTTTAAAAATTGTTTATTCAGATCATCCTTTTCTTTTGCAAGACTTTCATATCGCTGTCTTGCCAAAATTAATTCTATTTCTATTTGGCCAAATTGTCCTAAAATTGTTTGATTTTTATCTCTTAATTTTTGAATCTGGTCCAATTCTTCTGTTGTAAATTTTTTTGATTGTATCATAACTTTTCCCTTTAAATTTTTATTATATATAAATATGCTCGAAAATTTTCAAACTATTAAATTCTATCACCTGAACCTGGTCCATGTTGGTTATCAATTTTATCACCTGCATGTGGACGATTTGCAAGGTCTCGTATACCTTTAACTCGGCGAGTAATTATAGAACGTTTATTACCTTGTTCATTTGATGTTTCAGTGTTAGTGTAATCTTGTTTGCGTTCTGCAAATGGTGCTCCTGCTTCTCCATATACATTTTTAGGAACTCTATCTACAATTACATCGAAAGCATCTGTTTCTGATGTGAATTTAACTTTCTTAACTGAAAATGCTTTTTTAATTGTTGATTCTCTCAATTCACTTTCCATTAATAATGCTCCTTTCGCAGTAATTGGCAATGTACATCTTACTACTCTATCTTCTCCTGTAGCATTAGTTGTTTCAAATGAATAATCTGAAATATAAGTTGGAAACTTCCATGTTGTACCCCAAGCAAATCCATTTTGTGGCATTATCTGTTCTACTACAAAATTCATTTGTTCTGTATATTCTGTCCATAATAATATTTCATATGATACATCAATAAATTCAGGTATAGGTATTACATAATATTCATTCAACTTTTTTTTCTGAGATTTTTGCATAATTGAAAATCTATCATATTGATTTGCAATTGTATGTTTATTTTGAATTAATAAATTATTTCCTAAAGGATTTTGATTTACTCCTAATGTTTTTAATGTATCTCTTTCTGTTATTGAATTTCGTCTAATACTTATAACTGGTGTCATAATTTTACCTTTACGATCTCTCATATAACCACGTGCTTGTACTTGTGCCCATTTTTCTCCATTAGCATACATTACTGGTACGTCTATTTTTTGTCCATTTTCTATTACATATGGTTTAATGATGTCTTGTATATATGATATCATTGCAAAATCAACGTCTTCAATTGTACATTTAGGCGTTTTAATTTTATCATTATCTCGTCTAACTTGATATGCACGATTAGGTATTGGATCACCAGACCATGTACTATATGTTTTATTTAATCTTTTTTCTGCCATTATAAGTTCTTTGGTATTATACTTGATCTATTTATTCCAGATCTTACTTCTTGTATATTTAAACTATTTCTTCTAGTTACATGTGCTTGACATATTACTGCAATTGATAATCCAAATTCTGATCTTATATCATCATCGCCAGTTATATTCTTTCCTCCTTTCAAATTTGCTCCCAGGTCTGTTGCTGGATTAATACCTCGCCAATATTGTGATGCACCTACACCATCAATTTCATAAAATTCATTATCCCATTCAATTATATCACCTTCTTCTATTACAACATTATTATCATTAAGTTCTGGTCTATGAAATGAAAAAACTGCAGTTCTTGTTGAATCATATCCAGCTTCATCTCCTGTATATGATTTTTCATCTTTTTGTACTAAACAATTAAATCGCATTGGAGCATAATAAATTTTATTATCGGCCTCGTCATACATATTTGCTTTAGTATCATCAAGTGATAATTTGTAAAACGCTATTTCTGTATCAATAAAATCATAAATTAATTCTCTATTGATATGTTTTACTAATCTTGCATCTCTTTCTGAACCAAATAAAGCCATATCTTACCCTACATAAATTTTAAGTGGCATTTTAGTAAATGTATCTTGCATTGCATTTGCCTCAGCTTGTTTTCGTTCCAATTGTGCTTGTCTTGAAGTTTGGTCAAGTATTTCTTTTAGTTCTGTTATAAGACCTTCTTTTTCAGTCTGTGCAGCTGATATAAGGTCTCCTCCATTCAATGTTACTTCTGCATTTGGTATTGGAATTCCAGAATATTTACCACGAATATATCCTAACATTTCTTTACATAATGCCAATGTATATCGTCTAATCCATTGTTTACCTACTGCATTAATTTTATTATATACTACATTTTCATATGGTATATTTGATGCATCAGATATTCTTTCATCTGGATTTTCAGTTTTTAATGGATTAAATCTATCTTCTTTTAAAATATATTGAAAGTAAACTTTTGTAAAATTGGCACCATTAGGTATTGGAAATAATTTAATTCTATCATTTATCAATTGAAAAGAATAAGCTGATTTTCTTATTTGGTCATTAAATTCAATTGCCTGCATTCTTAAAACATCTGCATATATAGGCATCATCATAAATGATACTCCTGGACTATAACTGCCCCATCCAAATGTATCTAACATTTGTTGTGACCCTAATCCTGTACCTACAAATGGATCAAAATATTTTACTATTGCTGGAGGTGCATCATGAAATACTCTCTTTATTTCAATTGCATCTGTTCCTGGTGTTCCTGATTCTAATGTTACAGTATCACTATCTGTTAGATCATATATCTGTTGACTTGCTGTAACTGCTAATGAACCTGTATAATATGTTATATTTCCACCACTTTCTCCTTCTACTCCATATTCTTCTGCTAATCCTATTAAACCACCATATCCTGGTGTAACATGTTTTTGTGTTAAATTTGTACTACCACTAAATGATCCAGTTGCTCCATACAAATTAATTAAATTATCTCGTATATTAAATGTATTTAATTGAGCACCATATTCGGTAACAGCTTCTTCAAATGCTGCATAAAATGAACCGGTGGATAATTCTATATCTGTTATAGGATATCCTAAACGCTTAGCACACCATTCTGCTGTTTTATCTGCAGATGAAGTAAAATCAGTATCTGAATCATAAAAACCAAACGGTGTATCACCTGTTGTAAACGATGACGATCCAGGCCATATAGGAATGTGTTTTGCCATAGTACTATCTTTTTATATAAATATGTTGAAACTGTACTTAAAATGTTATGACAGGTATTATTGTTTTAGTGTCTCTATAATAGTTACAATTGTTTGGAATATCAATATTAAAGTGATATTCTTGGTATGTACAATCTTGTCTTGTGTTTATTCTTTCTTTAAAAGTGCTATCTGGATCATGAATATATGCAGATACTTTGGTAATTGGTTTAGAATGATTATATTTGATAATATCTAGGAACATATGTATACGTTCACTAGTTAATTTTTTTTCTAATTCATTTTCTGGAACTTTTAAAGGAAAATCATCAAAAAATATTTCATCAAACGTTCCTAGTTTAGAAAGTACTTTTTGCCATGTTCCTTGCACAATTGTTATATTATCATAATCATGAGCCCATATTTTTGCTTTTTTAATAACCATTGGGTCCATTTCAATAATAGTATGTGATTTTGGTTTATATTTTTGAATAGCAGTTGCACTATATCCCATACCAAATCCTATTTCTAAAACATCACCTTTTGGTTGTAATTTATCTATACAAGCTTCCATGTAAGGCTTTTCCCATTCCATCATTACTTGATGTTCATCATCTTGCAATAATATTTCTTTTCCGTATTTGTCTATTTTATATTCTTGTTGTAACATATTATGATGGTCTTATAAATATTTGTCCACCGTAAATTAAATCAGTTCTTGCATCTCCATGCCATTTAACTATTACATAAGTTATGCCATCGCCTGGAACTACTGTTGCAAAATTAAAAGTTGTATTCATTGTAGTATTTGCACCTAATGATCCTGTATCAGCAGTATTAATATTGGATTGATGATATGAAATTACATTGGTTCCATCAGAACCGTTCATTTTAGCTGCATATGCTGTCATACCAGTAGGTACTATTTTTATAGCAAAGTTGTTGGCAGTATTTGGAACTGTGAGTGCACCACCACCTGCTCCTGTACTTCCCATTGGTGGAGTAAATCCAGAATGAGCACGACTGGCATCATCTGAAAATGTGAAATCGGCTGGTGTTACTGGAATGAATTCACCGCTTATGTCTCCAATATTAGTACCTATTATATTACCACTTGAACTTATATTTCCTGATGCTGTTATATGACTGTTAACATAAACATCGCCATCTACATTAAGTTTAGATTTGAATCCTGAATTAAATGAATTATACCCAATGTTAACTACATCTTCATCTCCATCAGTAAAAAATAAATAACTATCTTCATCTCCTTCTACTCTAAAATCAACTGCATTTCCCTCATCATTTATAGCTATATATGAGAAGTGCGTACTTATTTGTTTTCTATCGCCTGAATAAATGTCAATGGCATTTGCACTATTCCCAAATTCTATGTAAGTGTCAGTTTCAGTAGGCATTGTTCCATCATAAATCTTTTTAAAAGATGCACTATCTGATATTATAATACCACTTGCACTTATATTACCTGATGCTGTTACATGGGATACATTAATTCCACCTTTAAATACAGCTGAACCTTTTCCTGCATTTCTTGAATCAGATCCAAATCCATCTTTAACATTTTGTAACAATGTTTTATTAAATGTTTCACCTCCAACCTTTATGGTATCACCATCTACATCTATTCTTGATGCTGTTATGTAACTGAAAGATGCAGTAACAAATCCAACTATATTTCCAGAACCTGATAAAGTGCCTAAACTTGCACTTATATGATTTACATTGTCGCCTACAAATAATGCACTTGAACTTAGATATCCTGATGTTTCAATTCCTGTGGTTGTACCAGTTCCTTCTATAGTAGTTGTTACTAATCCACTTGCACTCACTATTCCTGATGCGGTTACATGAGTTGTATTAACATTTGTTATTGTATCTACTGTTAAAGTTCCACTTGCGCTAATATCTCCAGATGCTGTTAAATGGCCGATAATTTTTGTTGGGTTTGCTGATTTACCTAATTGAATAGGTGTATTATTTTGAAAACCTACAGTAACTGTATCGGTATGATTTTCAATAAGTCGAACATCATTTAATCCTATAAAATGATCACCTATTATATTACCACTTGCACTTATATCTCCTGAGGCTGTTATATTACCATTTGTATGAAATCCACCTACTGCACTTACTATTGGGTTATTAGCTGATGTATTTCTTATAAAATGTTCAGTTGATAATCCATAATTTGTATATATTCTTCCATTAGATCTTATATCACTAGCTGCTACAAATCCACTTGAACTTATATTGCCTGATGCTGTTATATGACCGTTTCCATTATTTGAAACAGTTAATACTCCTCCTTCTATTGATACACCCGTATCTTTAAATTCTATCCAGTCATTTGTACTATCATAAAATAGACGGTTAGTTCCTCCCAGCCAAATTTGGCTAGATTTTAATATACCACTTGAACTTATATCACCTGATGCTGTTATATGGCCTTGTACTAAAAAGTTGTCAGAAGCCATTGATGCAGTTTCTGCATAAGATGATGAAACTTCTTTTAAAATTTCAATTGATGCAGATACAGCAAAAGATGCAGTAACATCTAGCAAAGGAACTAACGATCCTGTACCATCAGCTACTTGTCCACTTGATGATATTTGAAGAACACGTTGATATGTATCTTGAATATTTTGGCCTGTAAAATCGTTTGAACCAGCCATTTATAACCCTTATTTTTTATATAAACCTTTAAGAACCCCTTTAATTATTGACTTCTTATTTTCGTTAATAGGCTTATATTTTGTATATGTCGCAACTATTTTATTTAATCTATTCTTTTTCAAATGTAAATTTTTCATATCGATATTTTCACGTACTAACAATTTCATTATATTGGCAACATGATCAACATCTTTTCGAGTTATTTCCTGTTTTACATTTGAAACTTGAACTTTATTTTCTTTTATTACTTTTTTATCAGATTGAGATTTTACTTCAACTGTAACCTTTTTACTTGCATCTACTTCAAATTTAGACTTCCATGGAGTAAAATAAGTGTCTTCTGCGATAACTTCTAGCCTCATATTACCATTGCTACTCTCATCTATAAGTCCCCTTAATTTCTTAATTGGTATTGTACACTTACCAGAAGTATCTATTTTTCCATTAAACATTAAACTATAATCTGAAGTTTCTATAACTAACCGAGCTGTTGATTTAGATAGACTAGTTCCTTCTATTTTAATATCACATTCAAATAGTTCTGCCTTATCTGTAAATAATTTATACATTTATATTCTCCACTGTTATTGATTTTCCTAATACTTCTTTTATTACTAATTCAACATCTTTTACTGTTATATCAATATCATCTGTTTTAATTGTTTTTTGTCCTGAATATGTTTCTATTCCTTTAACTTTACAAACTAAACGAATAAACCTTTTTTTCTTCTCAGGATCTGCTTGGTCTATATGCCATAATATACCATCTGCAGTTGCTCCATGACCATCTACTAATTCTTCTAAAAATTTTACGTCATCCCAAGTATAAATATTACCTGGAATAGCATCATTCCATTTAAAATTAGCGTCTTCCCATTTTATTTTATCTCCTGCGGCCATTTAATATAAATATACTAATTAATGATAACCATTTAATAATTCCAATAAATCATCTATAGCATCATGTCTATGTGAATCTTCTAATACTGTCTTGTATACATATTTTGAATTTGTTAGTTTTGCCATATCATGATATGCAGAATAATTTTTATCTTTCAAATCTATTTGATATGAATCACCACAAAATAACATTTTTGAATCTTTACCTAATCTTCCAATTGCCATAGCTAATTGAGATCTTGTTAAATTTTGGAATTCATCTACAATTACAATTGAATTATCAAATGTTCTACCTCTAAAATGAGCTAATGATACTAATTCAATTTGTTCTGATTTTTCCATTTTTTCTAATATAGGTGGTTTGTTATAAACCTTTCTCATATTACTTCTAATTGGAACTAACCAAGGTTCCATCTTTTCTTTTTCTGATCCTGGTAAAAATCCATTATCTTCTGTTGATATAGTTGGTCTTGTAATTATTATCTTATTATATTGCTTTTTGAAAAATTGATCTAAAGCAACTTGAACTGCCAATAATGTTTTACCACTACCTGCTTTACCTACTATAAAATTATATGGATGTTTTAATATTTGTGTTTTTGCTTTTTTTTGTTCTTCTGAAAGTGAAAGTGAAAACCTTACAGCCCCTTTCGGCGGGCTCTTTACCATATTGTCTTTTACTGCCATACACGTGACTCCTTTATTTTATATAAATATTGAGCCATAAAAAAAGGGGACCTAAGTCCCCTTAATTCATTAACTATTCAAATTATTAAATAGTATTTAGATGTCCTACATGGATCTTACCGTAGAATTCTGGTCTTACCATTTTCTTAGCATATCTAGTCATTACACCTTTTCTTGGAGTAAAGTTATCTGGATCATATACTAATGGAGTCATGATAAGTGGAATATACGGAGCATACACAGCACCTGTTTCTAGGAACTGAGCACCTCTATATCCTATTAATATAGTATTTTCAGTCATATAAGGATTCTTATAAACTTGGAATCTACTATTAATAGCACCTACTTTTTGTACACCCATTGCAAACTGTTGCTTATCGCCATCTGTATCAGCAGCATATCCTGGAATTGATTCTAGGATAGTTGCTACAGTTGGAGAACATACTAGGAAGTTCGCTCCACCTCTTAAAGTTAATTGGTGAATCTTGTTCGAAACTTTTTGTATTTTAGTACCTAAAGTTTGGAACCATGTTCCTTGGTTGTATGCTTGAGCAGTTGCATTAGTTTGAAGGAATGTATTTGTTGAACCATCAAACTCAAAACCAATTTTTGCAGACCATCTTTCAGTTGTTTGTGCATTATGGATTAACATATCTAATATTTCTAAATCAATTTCTTGCGAAACATATTCAGATAACATAGAAGTTAATTCTGCCTCTGCATCAATTGAATGGTATGCATTCAAGTCTTGAGCAAATTCAGGAGTCCATACTGCTTTCAACTTACGTGTCTTAGCAACAATTGCTTCACTTCTTAATTCAAGATTAATTTCTGGAATATCTAATGTATTAGATGTATCAGAACTTGCACCTGGATTTCCATCTTCAAAGTCACCTCTTGTAATATCAGTTGGTTGTTTGTGGAAGAATATATCAATATTTCCATCAATGTCACCTACTAATGGTGTAGCTGCTGTTTGAACTAGGAAGAATAAGTGATCATGATTAGAACTAGTTACATATCTTGTAAATTCAGGGAATACATTTTTAACACCTGAACCTGATACGTTAAATGCTCTAACACCTGATAAATCAGGATTAGTTAAATCTGAAGCAGGAACTTTTAATACTTGGAATACTTGCGAGTTAGTAGCTGCTGATGCAGAAAACTCTGCATTAAAATTAGTAAATAAATCTAATTGCGCGCCAGTAAGTTTAGCTACACCTTCTGTAAATGTATCATTGAATGGGTTATATGAACCTGTATTCAATGTTCCGCCTACCTTTTTCAAACTTTTAGATGCATTTGTATCATTAATAGAATAACCAAATCTACCTGGGCCATAAAGACCTTCAGTAGCAGTTGTTCCACCAGATACATTAGTACCACCTGAGCCTGCATCAGTAATACCAAATACTGAATCACCTTGTGATGTTCTACCTTGTCCTGTTAAAAAGTCATTACCAGTTGCAGTTGTTTGATCTGCACCTTGTAATCCTTGTTGAGTACCATACTTGAAATCTAGATAAAATACTAGACCAGATGGTAAATTCATTGGTTGTACAGAAACAAAATCTTTTGCAGCAATCTCAGCAAAAATTCTTCGTACTAATGGAAGAGCTACACCCGCCCATTCTTCTGAATTACTTACTGTTCCTGTTGCAGAGGCTTCTGTCACCAATTGCTTGGCTTGGTTCTCTAAAAGAACTGCCATGCTTTTTCTGTCTACCTCATTGCTTAAACCTTCCAAAAGACCTGTTCTTTCCCACTTTTTCTCAAGTTGGATTGAAACAGCATTTTGGTTAGCATTTGCGTTATGAGGTAATAATGAATTAATATTCATGAGTTTTTCTCCTCTATTTTAATTTTAAAGATTAGCTAACTTTTTCCATCTAGCTGCTAAAGCATTACCTTCAGAAATAATTTCTTTCTTAGGTGCTGTTGAGCGACTAGGCTTTGAAGCATAGCTTTCTTTGATTGTTCTTTTTGTTTTTCCACCACTTAATGTAAATGATTCAGATAATGTAGCAAATACTAATTTAACTTCTCTCAATGATTGAGCTCTGTCAAAGTTTTCAATTACTTTCATTTTCTGTGATTCATTTAATGAATGATTTTTAAACAATTTGTTTGAGAATAATAATTTTGCATTAAGAAGGTTAACTTCATTAATTTTAGACTTTAAGAATCTGATAACATTATATGCTTCTTCAAGATCTTTATCTTTATCTTCGCCTTCTTCAACTTTTTCTTCTTCAGTTTCTTTCATATCTTCTTTGTCATCATCTTCTTGTAAAGCTGCGATAATTTCATCTAAAGATACATCTTCATTAGTTTTATCATCTTCTTTGTCTTCCATATCTTCAGTTATATCACCTTCTCCTGGATCATCTGTATGATCGTCAGATGCATCAGCTGATGGTGCTTTATTGTCACCACTGCCGATATCAGATGAATCAACTTCTTCTACAGTTTCTTCTTCGCCTTCCAATTCTTTGATAATAGCTTCAAGATCAAGATCTTCTTCTACTTCTTCGCCTTCCATGTCTTCTTCCATTGCTGGTTCTTCCATGTCTTCTTCCATTTCTTCTTCTCCATGTTCTGCTTCTTCAACAGGTGCGCCTGCAGCTGCATCCATACCATCACCATTAGTTTCGACTGCATCTTCTTCAGCAACTGGTGCCTCTTCTTCTGCATGCTCATCTTCTGATAATTTAGCTGATAACATTGATTGAATTCTTGGAGTGAAAGCTTCTTCTAATGCAATTTTTGCGTTAGCAAGTGCTGTTTCTCTTACCGCTTTCGCGTCAGCAATTGCCTCTTTAAGCAAATCTGTTTTTGCCATAGTTTTTTCTCCTCTTATTTAATTTGGAAATAAGGCTATTAAGAGCCTCAATAGAATGAGTAAATAATTACTCGTTAATAAATTGATTGAGTGACAGTATATTGGAATACTGTATCGTTTAACAATTATATATATTAACGATTTTGGTCAAACAACCAGTATTATTAAAAAAAGTTGATTTTATGAACTTAAAAGTTCTTTTGAAGCTTGTTGTTGAAAATAACGAGCTCTCTCTTTTTGTCTTCTTTGAATAGTCTTTTTAGATGTAAATTCTTGTTTATCTTTCAATTTTTGCATTCTACCAGAAGCTTTTATTTCTTTCTTTAAAGATTTTAAAGCTAATTCTATATCCCCATTTGGGCATCGTTTTGTTTTGATTACACGTACTCCTACTTCCGCGCCTGGTAATGATGATTGATGTCTTTTTGATTTTTTATTCATGTAACTTATTTTACTTTATATTAGTATAATATAACAAATATATTTCAATTTACCAAATATATTTATAAATCTTTTGCAATTTTAGCTGTTCTATCTAATTCTGAATTAAATTCTTTTTGTCTTGCAATATCTTCATCAGAGGCAGCATCATCAGCTTCTGATAAAGCTTCGTTTATTTTATAATACCTATTTAATACTGTTCCCATATCTTCATATGCAGATTCTAATCTTTGTTGCAATCCATTCATTTCGCCGGCTGTTTTTTCAAATACTTTCATTGCTTCATTCATTTGTTTCATATGACGAGATACTGTAACATTATCAAACCAACGTTCTGATTC